ATTTTTCACATCTCCTGAGATTCATTAAGAATTTAGGAAATGGAAAAATCAAAAAAGGGAGTTTAAGATTAATTTATTTATAATAAAATAGTGTAAATGAAATTGAATTTACGTTAAGGTTCAAATAAAATTACTTTATCAATTTCGAAAGATAAAAATTCATACGTTAAAATTGGCCCTACTACAAAAATGTTTGCAGGGTTACTAATAATTGGTATCAAAAACTTCCATAAAGTTTAATTTAGTTTTACTTGTATATAACCTAATTCCTCGTTATACGTGTGAGAATCCACGTTATTTATATCGCAATATTATATTTTGTCTCAAAATCTGTTGTAAACTTGCAACAGTTCAAGCCTCCGTCTGGGAGATTCCTCGTTATGCGTGTGAGAATCCACGTTGCGTATAAATAATAAAATAAATCAACATTGACTATCAATGTTGAAATAACCGCGCTCGAGATTATCTCGATAATATTCACTTTCTTCAAGTGGTTCAGTTCTATTTTCTTTATTAGCGCGGAGGAGAGCTTGATGTTTTATCCAAGCTCCCATATACTGGTAATCAAAATCCCAATGGAACTGAATCTTATTTTTAGCAGACAGTAAATTAACTTTCTGTCGATACTCTTCGTACTCAGTAGGACCTAACCAAAAAGCAAAGCGCAAAGCATTTGCAAAATTGGTAGAAATTTGTTCTTGGGGTCCCAATTTTGAGTCGGTTCTGACATAGTTCAGGAGTTGATGGATTATTGATCGATTAGGAACTGGATAATATGTTCCATCAATTTTCTTGAAACCGGTTTTAAGAAATTGAGTTTGATCGAGAGGTTGAGCCTCAATCTTATCTGTCTTCTTTGCAGATGTAACCTGCAAACCGATCTCCTCATATGCATTTTTGATTGATTCAGCAGTAATATACTTGCGTGCGAGTGGTGAAACAGCAATTAATATATCATCTGCAGCCTTAATTGAACGAATATGTTCATGCATAAATGTAGCATTTGCATACTGAGGAGCTTCTTTGTCAAGAATAATTTTGCAGGCAACAGCCAAAATCATCTCATGTATTTCAGAATTTTCCATGAATGTTCCAGGATGACCAGACAATAAACCTGCGTGCTTTTCATACATGATGTTTTCATAGCAAACATCTGCTACAGCAAAATCAACACATAATCCATAAGCAATTTTGTCATATTTAGGGTTGTAGGCCTTATTTTGGGAAATATGCGCTTTCTTCAATAAACGCAGCTTAACTTCAGCTGCCATGAACAATGTGCGCAATGAAATATTAGCATCCCAGGCCTTGACGTCAATTTCGATAACATAGTCATCATATTTTAGATGTTTTGCAACTTGATCCCAATGTCGTTCTACATCCATACCTAAAGCAAATGGTGATGCTCTTCCCTCATTCCAGACCATTTTAACTATCGTAAACATGTCTTTAAACAGTTTGTTATAAACGATCTGATGGATTAAGTTTCCTTGACCCACTGTTCGAGTTTTAGGGTTAAGGATCTTATCCATTCCAACAAGCTCAATCTTTCTGAATTCTAATTTCGTATTATATGGGACTTCATTATAAACATAATGATCCTCATAGTTTTCGACGTCAACAAAAACAGAATTCGCAATCAAAGTTTCACCACTAGGTCCAGTTTTGATATAGGGATCTTTTCCTTTCTTTGCAGTCAATTTGTAGGGTAATCCAGCACAAGAATTTAGTTCCATACGAGTGGAACCTGGCATGGGTATTCCCGTTATTGCTTGAACAGTGTTGTATGTAATCATGTTCAAAACCTCTGGATGATACTTGAGGTACATGGACTCCAAAAAATTTTTTGCAAAGTCTTCTTGCTCAAAGGTGAATTTTGGATAAGAAAATCCTGAACCTTTATTTAATGACACCTCCATATGATGTCTCGCACCTTCTGGGATGCGTGGGTCATTCTCATGTTGTATTGCAGGATAGGTTTCAACAGGGAAGTGTTGGAATATAGGAGTTGGTTTAAATCCAGCTTGCGTTGAAATAGCCTGATTTGGATAGAGAGATAATTTTACTGTCTGATCATATTTAAACACAGCATTGATTGGCTGATCCATGATTAGATCTGTTTGAGCCAGTTGAACTTTAATACTGTATTTGGCGTCAAAACGCTTGACAGCATCTTCTATCTGTTCTCTTGATACTACAGCAACCATACAATGAGGATCAAATTTGCGATGGACTAATCCAAATAAGGAGCCAGATGTTCTTGTATTATCATGGAAAACAGGAGATCCTGAATCACCGACATCAACTATAGTACTAAACATTCGTGTTCTATGTCTAGGATGTAAGCCAGTGTTCAAGAAAACTCCAGGTTCTGCGATATTAGCCATTTGAGGAATGATGATTTCTCGCTTTGCAGCACGTTTTGGATCTATAACAATTCGATCATCTCTCAATAGTATAGGAGAAGCTTTAGCG